TTAGTGTAGAATTAGCGTTAAGTTTTTTATCAGTTGCCGCACTGCTGAATGCCACAGTAACAGTCAAATGCTCAGAGTTTGTAATGGCAGCAATAGTTCTAGTTTCGCCATTAATTTCAATGTCTTTACCAGCAGTGAGATAAGTATAAAATCCTGGAACACCAGCAGTAAAATCAGCTTTATTTTGATAGGATGTATTAGCGATTACATTCGTACCAGAAATATTAACTGTGCCAATTATTGATGTGTTAGCATTGCTAATAGCAACACTATTAGCGCCAAAATAATCTGCAATAACAATAGAATTAATTTTTGCACCAGAACCATCAGAACCTGTTCCATCAACAATTCTTATTACATAATTATTATAAAAATCATTAGATGTGTTAATTGATGGATTGTCAGAAATATTTACTGCTGTTTGCGTTGAACCTGCAGGATCAGCATAAAATAGTGTAGTCGGTGCAGTATTATCGAAATCATAATTATTTTCATACAAATAGTTATCAGCTTTAAATGTTATCGCATCTACACAAAACGAAATCGGTAATACATTTGCTGTTTCTATTGCAGTAACAATAATATTTGCACCTGAACCATTACCTGTACCGTCGTAAATTCCAGTAGTAGGATTTCTAGTAATAACATCAATAAAAGTGTTTGGCGAAGTTCTAAAACCATATCCTTTCTTTACAATCGTAATGGTGTCGATTGCCGCAGTTGTAACATTACCAACAAGAGCAACAGCCTTTTGTCGTGTTAAGGAATTGAGGTTTTGACCACCGTTGATGACTACTGGATCACCAGTAAAATATCTTCTTCCTCTGCGGCGAGGATTAATTTTTATATTTGACAAACTACCGATAATTTTTTCTCTAAAGTATAGCGTTGTGCCGTTTTCGTCAACATAAGGAATTTCTAAAACTTCATTATTATTAAATGCACGCGTGATGCTAGAAACATAAATTTCATAAATTTCGTTGTTGGTAGCAAGATCAATAGTTTTGTATGCTCGCTCAACAACACAACTTGCTCTAGAAACTAAACCAGTTGCTCTTTGGCTTTTTAATTGGTTTAAATTTACATTTTGATTTACTGCGGAAGAAGTTAAACGAAATGCTTGTGGTAATACCCACTTACCGTCGGATGCTTTAAATACCTGTAGTTTTGGAAAATAAATCTCAAGATCTTTATTATAAAGAACACGGAAAAGAAATTTGAAAGAATCTGGCGTGCCCTTTTTCTCATAAAAATCGCGAGCAGCTTTGATAATTCTTTCAGTTGTTAACTGTGATTCTTCTGGAAACGAAGGTAAAATTTTTGTTCTAAAATACGCAAGAAGATTTTCGCGGGTTAAATCTGTGTCGTAATTATTTTGAAATGTTTTAAGTTCGTATACTGGATTTCCTGGTTGTTCCAGAAACTCATAATATTTTTCTAAAAATTCAACGAATACAGGATAGTCTGAGCGAATAAACTCAGGTAATTGTGATTCTATAAGTGTTGAAACTCTATTCAGACTTGACATATTATGCTACTTTAATTACATCAATTGCAACTTGTGATTGATTCTCGATGTCTAACGTGATAATTGTATTTCTAGCAGAATTGAACAATGTGTTCTTCGGCGTTGCAAAAAACTTTATCGTTTTAAATGTGTCTTTAATATCCAGAGGTCTAAACTGCGATAAAGTAATAATACCATTTAGATAGTCGATAGTGCCAGCGTTCTCAGAGAAAATAATCTTAATGTTATTGTTGTCGAAGTAATATGAACGCAATCTGCCTGTCGTATTTTCAATTAATGGCTTTAGTATTACATTCGTTAGCAAATTGTCGTCCTGGTCATATGACCTAATTGCAGCAGTCGAGTAGTCGGAGCCAGGTTTATCGATGATCACTGATGTTACTTTACCATTGGTTACGATTGCGCGAAGAGATGCACCGATGCCGTCGCCGATAACATCTAGTCTTGGTATGGTTGTTAATCCAGATCCACCCAAGATTACCTGTACAGCAGAAACACCTGTTGATGACAAAGGAACTTCTTCAAAATAAAACTCACGAAGAATGCCATCATTATCATATGCTGTATAAGCAGGGCTAGAGCTGATGCGATCAGAACCTGTTGAGCGTTTAAGTTCAGTAAAAAATTTAATAATGTAGTTTCTGGATGATCCAAGAACTGGTGTTAATCGTTTTTCAATCTTAACATCCACATCATTACTGACGATAGATGGATGAGCCATGTCAACTTCGTGCATCAATCTTGATATCTTAAAATAAGAATTAAATTGATCAAGATTATTATTTGCGTAATTATTAATTCTTGTACGAACTAACGATGATATTTCACCAGGCGTTAATGTCGTTGCGGTTGGATCGTATGTAACTCTAACATTTAAATTCAAAAAATTAAAGTCAGGATCAACAAACTCTGGTGTCACTGTAAGAATACTAATAGGATTAATAATCTCATTTACAATATAATCCTTTTCAGTTCTTGAAATCTCATACCCAGCTGATGGTTTAGCGGAAATGAATACCTTACCATACACTGGAGGAATATTTTCCTCACCACCCCATACATTAACAGCCTCAAATGATGGATAACGCTGTTGGATTAATGCAACATAATCGTTTTTTGTAACTGCGCGACCATTAGATGCATATGTTTTAGGGGCGAGATTTTTAATTGTTTGTATTGATTCGCGATCAGCGCCACCACCAGCCACTTGATCAACAACAATTGTTCCTTCGGTTAAGCCACCAACAGCATCTAAAAGTTTAAACGATGTTGCTTTGTTGGCTGCTTTACCGTTACTGAGAACATAAGAAACAACAACTAGATTGCCATCTGAAAGTTTTTTACCTAAAATGTCATCACCGAAATAAATTTTGTAGTTGCTACCTGTAATCTCATCTAAGAAATATACGGTGCTGTTAGATGTAAGAGATGTAGCATCTGATGCTAAAGTAAATGTTTGTTGAGTTAAATCGCCTGATGAGGTTTGTACGATAACTTCTAATGTTGAAGTATCAATATTACTATCTAGTAACTTAAATTCTTGAAGGGGGTTTAATTGTTCGTTATACACAAACACTTGCGTGGCGGGATTACCCTCATAAATTGATAAGTCTGCAAACAAAAACTCATTGTTAGCCTTTGTTACTGTAACTTCATCTAGATTTGTAAATGTATAGTTGATACCATCTACAGCTGATGATGCGAACTTTGTAAACTTTGGTAATGTTAACGATGTGATACTACCAACGCCAGGATTATTTGCTAATGTGAAACTGAGATCTATGCGAGCTCTTGCGCTACGAATAGAAGCTGGAGTATACCCCAACATTTTCGCGTGTGATACAACAGAATCTCTGAGCGAAGCTGAATCTAAAAACGACTCATTCGCAATCATGTTCATGTAGAATGATAAGAAATGAGTGTTGTATGATAATAGGTCAATTAACTGCGATAGGGTTGAACCTTCGAAATCATAATCGGCAAATGTGCTTTGCGACTTTAAAAAGTTCTTAAGACTTGCTTTAATTGTAAAGAAGTCTGGCTCAGATATTACTAGTTTGCTTTCAACATTAGCCATTTTATCTTAACCTTTGCAAAAATAAAGCCGTTGTAATCGGCTTGATGGAATTTAATAGGAAAAAGCGTATGGTCACATCAAATCCGTCTAACTTAAAATTTGGAACAACATTGACGAAATCGATTTTGGCTCTAGGCTCATAGTTTGATATGCTGGCAATAATTTCTTCTTTAATATTCATTGCCGTCATATCGTCTAAAGGCTCAAAGAGTTGGGAAAAAACATCGCTGCCGAATCTTGGAGTAAATCTACGCTCACCGAAATTAGTCATAATGATGTTTCTGATTGCCGCAGCAATCGCATGTTCGTTGGTTTTAATTGTCACATCTTTAGTGACTGGATGTTTACTGAACTTTAAATCAAGATCAGAATAAACACGCGCTGTTCTTTCCATTTACGGTTCCTCTATCCGTTATTTAGGTCCTGGATGGACGAAGAATTGTAACAATTGGACAGCCGCCGTCGCCAACTATAGATACATCGCCTATACGACCATCGCCGATATCCAGTGCAGGATCTGGTGGTTGTGAGCCACCGACAAAAGTCAATTGACCTCTTGCATTCTCATATACAAAATTAGCATGGTCGTTAGCCCAGAGAACGACGTCTCCAGCTCGCGCATCTTCAGGTTTAACGCGAATGAAACGATAGTCGTCTATTCTAATTTCTAGGTCTTTAGGGTTTGGGGTTTGAACATATCTATAACCGTTTTGCTTCAATCCAAAATTTACGAACGCCATAGCCCAATTAGTTTGGTCGCTCAGAGACCAAAACTCTCTGGTAAACCCAAGACTGCGCCATAGATCGGTAATATTGTGATTTGATGGCTGCTGAACGCCTGTAAGTTCGATTCCAGTTTCCCTCCAGTAACCATTGACTGCTAAAGTTAGTTGTTTATCCAACCATTTCTTAATGTTTGCAGTTTCATTAATAAGAATTAAACTTTCTCCGACTGTATTTTTAAAAATAAGATCGGAGCCTGATCTTGGT